AATTCTACGCAGCTCTTCTTCACCCGAACTCATGGGGCGTGTATAATAGTCAGCCGCTGGCTTATTGTTTTTAGCCATCATTTCAATCTGCTCAAAGGATAATTCGAGAGTATCACCACCATTGCGCGTAACAACAAAGCCATTCTTATCGAAGAAAATAACTCCTGTTTCATTTTGATTAGTAATAAAATAACCGTCCTTTAGCTCATCAAGATATTGCTCTCGGATGATGTCGTCTGGAATACCCGCCATCGAACCTATAATAGGAATATCGATTTTGTTAGATGTGGCGATTAATTCGTAAGCAGAAGATATTCCCTCCTCTACCGCATCTATATCATAATTTCTAGGCACTCTTGCCTTGCCAACATATTGATAATCGCCAATTACACCTTTAACGGCCTTCTTTGCGGCAGTGCCTTCATCATCACCTTGCAAAAAGTAATAGCCGGCAAGGTTCTCAACAGCCGTTCTGGTGCGTTGCAGCTCGTCTAAATTATTTGGCTGCGCGATAACTGTTGTAGCAAAATCAGCCATTTCGCTCTCTACAGTTTCTTTTATGGTGGTTTTTACATTACCTGCAGCGGATTTAACCGCCTCCTGAATTTCTTTATGCTGTGCATCAGCTTCCATCAAGTCAGCCTGTACTTTACGTTTATCAAGAGAATTCAAACGTAGAGCTACAGACATTTGTTCTGATAAACCTGCTTCAACCAATTCTGGATAAACATCAGGCCAATACTCACCATAAAGATTTTCATAGCTTTGAATTAGCTGCGCTCTCTCAGTTGGCGCGGTTTCATTGATATCACGAATAAGAGAGGCCACACTCTGCGCCGATAAAATCTTTTTATCCCTATCCTGAATACCTAGCTTATTCTGAACATTGATAGATTCTTGAACAAGCTTCTGCATATTCTCAGGGCTAGGATTTTGCTCATACTCCAATGCAGCTGAGCGAGTGAGTTCATCATTCTGAACGGAATACAAGAACGGGTCTTTTTTTATAGCCGTCTCTCTGGATTTAACAGCCTGCAGCATCACATTCAGATTCTGACTTTCTTCTAGAAAATTCTCACCAGATGGCCTGTTAGCTTCAATTATCTTTTCGATTTCTTCAGGCGGTGCTAAGCGTATAGCGTCCAAAGTCTGGCCAAATTGCTGCGCTTTGTTAAGCCCCTCAATAATTTTGTCAGCATCTTCTCCATACGTTTGCCTGATAGCATCATCACTGGGGCGTATCTCACTAGCGCCAGTGGCTTGTAGCTCTGCTTCAGCATCCTTGAGAACTTGAGCCATCTCTTTTTTGCGCTCAGCGGCAATCCTTTTATTGAATGAAGCTCTATATTCATCCAATTCTGATTTAGGTAAATGATTAAAACGCCCTGAGTTTAATGCTTTTATAGCTTCATTTGGATTTATATTTGAATATGTGTCCAGAATTTGCTTATCAATGCCAGCTTGAAAATTCTGGATATCAGCTTGCAGTTCCTCTTTTGAAGAACCAAGAATATCAGCCTTTGACATCAGCGCTTCAACACCACGAGTTTTATATTCTCGTACCATTTCAGGGTCGTTATAAAACTGCGATGCCCCGTCCGCAGCTAGCTTTATATTTCCATCAATAGAAGAGATTGTCCAATTTCGCTTTTGCGTAGCCTCATGTCTGCTTACGCTTCGAATAATCGCTTCTCGTCTTGAGCGCGCCTGCTCTGCAAATAAGCGCCTTTGGCGTTCCGTGGCTAGAGAGCCGTTAATCTGATTAATTTGACCATCAAAGTCTTTACCGATTATCTCGGAGCCGCCTAAAGCGTTTTTCCCTAGCTTTGTGAAATAGCCATTATTCGGGTCATTAAGAACACTTTGTTCCCATTCGGAAAGTTTATTAAGACCATCATTTACGAACGCTTCGTCCTCTTGATTACGCTGCATTATAGCGCCACGGTGCATAGCGTTAGAAACAGACTGTAAGGAATCGCCTAAATCCATAGTTTGGTTAGCAGCTACTGCGCCAAAATCATTGGCACTAGCTTGTGCGCCCCGAGCAAATTCAGTACTTACTTGCGGTCCATAATATTGTGAAAGGTTTATCGCCATTATGTGTACTTCCAATTATAGTATTTTTCAGCGACAGGCGCGGCTTTAGTCAACAATGTGTTGCCTGCAGAAAGCATAGGATTGATTTGATTAGCCTGCATTTGTGACATTCCAGATTGGTCGAGCAAGGCATCAGCTCTGCGCTTTGCATTCTCTCTAATACGCTTAGCATCAACATCACCGAATATGTCTGTTTCATCAATTAACTGTGCTGTGCTGCCGAAGTTAATATCGAGCCCTTGTTCAGCTGCCGCCGCAATTTGCTCACCTTCAATAGCCCTTACCTTCATGCGGTGACGAATTTCTTCCTCAGCGCCTGATTGAAGTTCTTCGCCTGCGGCTTTAGCAGACATCCTAGCGTTATATTCAGCAGCTCGTTTTTGAGCTTTGCTAGATTGATATGAACCATATGCAGAAGCCCCTGCCCCTAATGCGCTTAAAGCCAAGCTTCCTATCTGCATGGCCGACATACTAGCAGCCGCTGTACTGGCCGCAGCAGTCGCAGCAGTGGTGGTGGCGGCAGTAGAAGCCGCAGCACTAGCCGCAGCAGGCGCAGCTGCTAAAACAGGTAAGCACATAATTAAAGCCTCATATCAAATGGTCTAAAGAGTTCGCCCGATGCACCAAACGGCTCAGGCTCATAGAGTGTGAAGCCAAGGAATTTAATCCATCTTTGGCTTTGTTTATTTTCAACGTGAACGTAGTTTGTTAGATAACTGAAAGGTGCAGAAAGCAATTCAAATATAGGCCTTGATGCCTTTAAGAACTCCTTACGATTTCGAAGCACAGCATTCGTGCCTAGAAACCAAGGTGAGCCAACACCATCACCAACGTCTAAAATTCCAAATAATCCGCAAAACTCACCGTTTAAGAAAATTGCTTTAGCTTCAGGCGTTCTTGCAGCTGCCAAACATGCTTGCTGTGCGCTCATACCGTGCGAAGCTTCAACTTCCTTTTTATCAGCATCACGTAAATCTTGAAGGAGCATCAAAGCATGAGTGTCATTGGCCTGAACAAACTCGAAACTCATTACGCGACCTCAAATGTAGGAATTAATGCCGCTATCGTAAGAGGCATAGGCCTATCTTGAACGATAAATATTGAACCGCTTTGTTCGTAGGAACTATCTATAACAATGTCAGAGCGTCCTGTTTTCAAGTCAATGACTGTTTCTGGAGTTTCGAACTGGCGCAATTTCGCTTCCACCAAATTATCTAATGAGCTTCCTGCTTTAAAAAACGCGCTTTTATATAAATGAACCTGAACATTAGATACCTTCTTGTTCCTCTTAATAAGCATCGGGTTTCCATTAAAGTCCGGCGCTAATGTCTGGATATATGATGTGTAAGGAATACCGACATGTACTTTGGTATAACTGCGAGGCAGAGTAATTTCGCCGTTCGTCACTGTAGCGCGCGCCAATTCTTCACCGTCAGCAAGAATAGCGACCTCTTCACCTTCAAGATAATCTAAACCTGATAAGGTATCTGTTGCAGCGCCATCATATGTCAGGCCACAATCAACAAAAAAGCCATCTTCTAACGTGCTAATATTACGTTCATGTAAGCGCTCTACATAACGAACTGTTGAGCCGTCTATGGTGCGCTTAACAACGAAATAAACAGCATCCTCTAGCCCTTCTCGAACGGTAGCAATAGATTCAAACTCACCGTCAGTCTCATGGCGACACCAAGCAATTATTTGATGCTCAGCTACATATGTTAGAGATAATAAAGCGCCATCATCACAAATAGCCCAAACTATACTGTTCGGCTTGTGAGCATAAACCCAATCAATAATCTTACGATCTTCTAACAAATGGTCTGAAAAGATTTGTAAATCATTTCCTGTGTAATCATCAGAAGCATAAGAATAGCCAATATTCCTAACGCCCTTGCCGCCCTTCTCAACAAAGATTACTTGGTTACCAATGATAAGAGGAGGCACATCATCAGCTCCTAAAACTTCTTGCTGTGATTGGTCTAAATTGGTGGCCTTGAACACACCATCAGAGGAGATTGTCCAAACCCCGCTATCAGTAAAGACAAGCAAATCTTTCATGGAAACCATGTTGTAGATTTTTGAAACCAGAGAGCCTGTCAATCTTGTTGAGATTGCGTCATCTGCCTTAAGCGGGCTAGAAGCATTCATATTTCTAAACAAGCTCGTTTGAGAAAACCAAAGCGCTTCAGGTTCATTATTTGTAGCAGCAAATGCTGCGCGCTGTTTGTGGTATGCAGTGCAGCTAGGCTTATCGTCAGTATCGTCAAACGGGTTATTATTTACAGGAGGCGTGTCACCGAGTTCTGGCTCAATATTTTTATCGTTAAACTCATTCGTTGAACTAGAGCCGATATAGCCAAAAATACCAGACTTCTCTCTATAAATATCGTATTTGGCAGCTCCTGCTGCTGCCGTCCATGTTAAATCTATAGACCAGCCAGACACACCAACATTCGTAACTTCGAATGCGGCCGTGGGTGCGCTCTGCTCTTCTGTCGTTTCTTTCACCGACACAATTTTATAGCGGTAAGTGTCTGTACCCGTACCATATACAATTGAACCAGAAGGACTTGTGGGCGGGTCAATATCAGCTTCAAAGGCAACGGTATCAAATGTCCAATCATGATGGTCTGCGCGGCTTAAATATCTAACATCATAAGAGGGATGTACTATCGTCATTATATCTGCACTTTGCGCAAATTTCAGGCCAAAGACATCTTCAACGGCGTAAGGTGTCGTAATCTCTACAATCTGAAACTCACTTGCATGACCTGAAGGGTAAAGAACATAACCGCCATCCTTAATGATGCGCATGTAATAATCGCCAAACTCTAATATATAGCTTTGTTCGTGTGAGAATTTGAAAGGAATTAAACGTGTTTGAACACTACTGTCTTTCACCTCGCCAATAAATTCAGTACCAGGGCGATTACTGATTGAGCCCTGCTTATGAACAAACATGTTATATGCTGATTTTAAACTGCTTTGAAAGCTCTCTAAATCAACGCGCGCGAATAGCTTTGGCGTAATCTCTCCGCGTGAAAATGAAAATTGTGCTGTTTCCATTAGATATTCAAATAATCTGGGTCTGTTGGATTGTGGTGGCCCGCTTCGTAATTGTCCGCAGCACGGGCTTTATTGATGGCATTTATGTATTGCTCTTCGCATAACTTCTGTCTGTCCTTACCGGCTCCTACAATAGGGCAAATCAAATACGCTAAGCGCCATGCTAGGCAATCATAAAAACCCATATCCATACCCTCATCTACATCAGCGATATAAACGGCATAAGCTGGATTTTGGTTTGCTAGAATAACGACTTCGCCGCCTTTATTTCTGGCTTTCTCGTATTCAACTCTGGGGTTGCTTTGACTGTCTTTTGAAATTCCTAAAAATGTAATGCAGTCTTTAGGGAATTTATATTCATAGCTCCAGTCTGATAGAGGAGCAGCGTCATTGGTAAGCTGTAATGTGTCTCTTTTGCGCGCGAAACTCCAAGTGTGTTCGCGTAGTATCATCTTAATTGTTGCCCTATAGATAGCATTTAAAGCTTTAGCTTCTGTGCTGTTCTCACTCTCTGAGGCCACGCGCTGCCCATGTGATGCATATTGTAGCGCTAGATTGAAAACTTCTACTTTATTGAGCATTTTAAATTCCTATTAAAAGAAAAAGGGGCACGGAATGCGCCCCTTAAAGGTGTTTAGTCTGGGAGGTAAAATTACTTCTTAGCAGGTGCTTTAGCTGGAGCTTTCGGCTCATTTTCCTCTGGCTCTTTATCTTCGCCAGCCTTTTCCTTCAAGATATTCTTGTCAGTCTCTAGCTTTTCAGGTGCTTCTGGCTTGAACTTACCTTTCGGGTCTTCTAGCCATTTAGGTAGTTTTTCGCCCTTATATTCGGCGAGAGTGTCGCCAACATTAAGGATGCGACCACCGTAATAGGCTTTCTTTGTTACTTTAAACATTTGAAATTCCTCTTATCTGTTTTCAATTAATATGATTAGACGTTGGTCTGGTGGTCTGCCACGATACCTGCTGTAATCTTACCAGCTGTTGGTGCTGTACCAGTTACATCGTAATAAACGCGGATATAGCGCTGATTACCGCGAGGCATAAAGTTGATTGAGAACACGTAACCAACCTTTAGAGACGCCAAAGCAATATCACCAGATTCCGCTAAGTCAGTCGGACTTGAAAACGCTGAGTTATCATCTGTTTGAATCTTTGCATTCAAGCTCGTTAGATTGTCGAAATCCTCGGTAACTTGGATTAAAAGTTTTACCGGCTCGCCTTTTCCGAGGTCAAAGTCAGCACCAAGGTCAATGACATTTGTGGACGCTGCATCACCAGTAATGGCCTGATCGTCCGAGAATAGATTTGTACTATCAAGATACATAATGTTTCCTTTTCAATTAAATTACGGGGAGTAAAAGGGCGCGTTAAACTACGCGCGCCTCAGTGTTAAGAATGGCATCCGCTAAGCGAACTGGGTAGCCGTAGAAGCTTGTGACAGGCTTGCCATCAACGACAGATGTAGATAAAGCGCGATTACCATCAGCATTCGCCATTTTATCAAGCGCTGTTTTCACTGTACGGTTACAGTAAATAACAATGTTAGGCACTTCCATGCTGTGCAAACGGTTTAGGCCATCGATTAATAGATTGATTAGGTCAGCGCTTGTGTCTGAACCTGAACCAAACGTTGCTAGGTCACTCACATCAATGTTGGCAATGCGGGCCACATAACGCCAATCACGAACAGAAAGACCAATATCCCACTTGTAGTGAGTACGGTATCCCTCATAATTGTTGTTGTTGGCATCCTGAATAGTGACCTGACCTTTATCTTCGTGGATTAAGCCAGCTTTAGAGCCTTTTGGATAGATAAGGTGTGATTTATCTTCACCCCAAGCAATAATCCAGATAGAAGTATTATCTGAGCCAGTGCCGCCCGCATCTACAATTTGATTAGCATTTTCAGCACTCAAATCATCAAAGCGCGGAGCAAGCCCCATAAACTTCTCTGGGTCAGCATCTGTGTTGCCGTAGAATAAAGATGTTGCCATTTCTTGGTTCATGCCTTCAATGAAAGCTTTGTCTTCACTCATACGGAAGGCAGCAGCATTACCGTTTAGGTCTGCCAAAGCCTTATCAATTTCGGCGTAAGCTTCGAGCATACCGCAAGAATCATCTACTTGTTTGGTAGTCGATTTGCTAGGCTGAACGCCTTGGTACATCTTACGCCATGTGGCAGCAGGCAAGCCTGTGCGGATTGTTGTACGGTGCCCTGTCGGTAGGTTGCCTTCTACAGAAATAGCATCTTGTAGAATAGGGTTAGTTTGCGCCATCACCTCAATAATAGCGGCAACTTTATTGTCTGGGTCTTGCCTTTTGTAAACATCAGCAAGGGATAGGTATGTGCTACCAATAACACTCATGGTATTTCTCCTTAATTAATTTTCGAATAGGGGTTTAGTTATTTTGATCCGTAAAGAATCTCTGCGTGGGTCTTCTGTGTCGGTGCTGTACTTCCTGTGACAATTTCGTCCTCGCTGAAATGCTTTGACATTTTAAACAGCCCCTCAACTAAGGCAGGGTGATTTCCCATCCCTGTTTCTTCGAGGAACTCCTTAAACTCTGGTGCAAAGAATTTATCCATAACAGGCGTCACTTTTGATAGTGTCGTGTCTAGCTCTTTGCCAAATTTCTTCTGTGTTTCTGCAAGCCATTCCGCGGATTGCTTTTCTGTGTGGGCTTTAATTCCCTCTTCCACGATACTCTCGCGCTCTTTTTCAAAGCCTTCTTTCATACCCTCCGCGGCCTTTGTCTGTAAACTAACAGCCATATCAATGAATTTTTGCGCCTCGGCTTGGGGCAATTTCAAACCCTTTGCTAGTTCTTGGAACTGTCCTAGCGTTTCAGGCTCCATTTGAAAGCCCTCGGGAAGCGTAAAGTCTTCATACTCAATAGCGGGGTCTTCGGCTTTACCAGCTTCGGGAGTATCCTCTGCCTTCGTTCCTTCTTCAGCTTTTGGCGATTCTTCTTTTTTTTCGGTGGTATCGGCTGTCACAGCTTCTTCCATCGCCTCGGTGTTATCTTGTGGCGTTTGGTCGTTCATTGTGTTTCCTTTTTATAGGTTGCGTTGATAAATTCTAAATACTGATTACCTTCGAGTTCCTCAATCCGGTGTATCAGACGTAAGCCTGCAGCACGTTGCCCTTCATTGAAAAACGTCTGCGAGTTACCTGTGAAGCTTGAGCGGTATATTCCGCAGTCAGCTAAGATAGAAGCTATAAAGCGCTTACCTTCGGGCGTGCTAACGACTGCCTTCAAGTCATTTTGACGCTGTTCTTCTTCTGAAATCTTACTCACTCATGCCCTCCATTAAATCACTTAGAGCATTGCCACCGCTTGTATCGGCCTTAGATAAAGTTTCAGCGGTCTTAGCGGCTTCTCCCATCATCTGCATTTGTTGCATTTGTTGCTGTTGGGCGGCTTGTCCTTGAACCTCTGCTTGCACTTGTTCCAAGTCTTTAAGCAGTCCTACAGGAACATTGCTTGCGTCTCTGCCAAATTCTAGGGCTTTACGGCCATCAATATGAATGCGCAAGCTCTCATCACCAGTTGCAGCTGCGACATTCGCAGCAAAACCAATATATTCTTGAACTGTGGCAAGTTTCGCTAGCTTACGGCTCTCAGCCATAGTGGAAATGTAATCCACCTTGATGTCCATGTTTCGCAACTCTTCTGGCGGCTCAGGAATCATCCCTTGCTCATACGCGTGTTTAAATGTCAAAGCGATGATAGGGTCGAGTAATTCGGTATCTAAGCGGCTAAATATAGGCTCAAGCTGCATGAGCTTTTCTTGCTCACGCTTGGCAATCTCAAATGCCGTAATATTGGCTCTATCCATGCCCGCAAGCATCTGGAATAAATCAACATGGAAAGCTGTGCGGATCCTTTCTTCATATTCGCGTATTTCTACCTGCACCTCTTGCGGCGAAATATTGACCTCGTACATAGGACCGATTGTATTTGTAGCGCGCGTCTCATCAAAATATGTAACGCCCCCCGGCAATCCATTAATGCCCTTAGTTTTAACTGAGTTGGGGGCTTTCAAGGGCGGGCTAACGCGTTTATCAATGATTTGCGCTTTTTTCTTCTCAAGATTTTGAGCGCGCTTATTGGCATGTAACGCTTTGATGCCTGGGCACCACTCTCCGTAATTGCTTCCTGCCCTAGTCATCCAGCGCGGAGCAATAACAGGCATATCGTTAAAGCCTGATACTGATAGATGATTATTGCCCCTGCCTGTGCCTTCCTCATGGTAAACAGAACGAAACGCCATATGCTTATTTGAAGGGCTATTCGGGTCATAATCTTCGTTTTGCTCAATCAAATGAATGACAGTAATCTTAGTTTCAGGCGCTTTTTCAAGACTATGCCTTGCTGAAACACTGAGGTTTTCTTCTCCCCATTTCTTTGCTGCATTTTCTACCGTTATTTGGAAGCGTCTGCCAAAGCGAATGAGCTGGTCTTCATCATCAAAGATGAGGTAATACTGGCCTACAGTCAGTGGAATAGCTCTAATGCCATTTACAGGGTGCGGCACAAGCAGCAAGCAGGCCGTTCCGAATGCAGAGAGCTCGCCATAAACAGTGTCCAATGCTTGGTATAAGTTCGACTGAGAGATAATGAAGCGCAAAACTTCTTCAACCTGTTCAATCCAGAACTTCACACGCATATTGCTCATCAGAGCAAAATTAGAAGTTGTCAGCTGAAACCACTCACGAGCTTGAGAAGTAACACCCGAGCGCATCCCCGCTTTAAAAATATCTACAGCATCCCAACCAATCTGATTAATGATATCTTTATTAGGCGGCTGAAACTTGTACTCTGTTTCATCATCAAAACGGCCACCATATGGCATGAAGTGGTCGGCTAAAACCTTATAGTAAGTGTCATAAGGCTGCCTTTCCGTCTTCATGGCATTGAAGCGGCGCATAAGTGTTTCAGTTGATATCATGTGTTACTGTCCTAACAGCGTCTTTTTGGCTGTAGTTGCTTGAGTGCTTAGTCCTGAACCACCAGTTAGCAATGTTCCCTGTCTTCCACCTGCACGGCGCTTTTCTTTACGTGCTTCATTTCTAGCTTCCATGACCGCATCATCAACACGGTTAGGAGCTGCAATTGGTTTGACTTCAGGAATGTCAGGTGTTGAAGAAGGAAGGCACATATAAAATCCTAATCTATCTCATAATCATGTTCATAAGTATTGCTAGTCGATGAAGCCGCCATATCACGTGGCGGCACAAACTCGGCAAAGGTTAAAGAGTAAGAGTCCGCGATATCTGGTGAGGCCAGACCGCGCTTCTTAATCTCTTGCTTGCTCTCAAGAAGCAGCCTGTTTCTGTTGTTAAAATAATACTCAAGGGCTGTAAGCTGCTCGAATAACTCGCTATCATTCGGCAATGAGCCGCCAGACTTGAGCCACTCTTCAAAGCGCCCGTACATCTCAGCGCGCTTATTCTCGTATTTTTCTTTTACTGGGGCATTAGCGCCATTTACTGCGTAAAGATTTGTAAATCCTAATTGGTTTAATCGGTCGTAAACGCCAGCGCCAACGCCAATACTATCAATGAATATGGCATCGACTGCCCTACCCGCTGTGTGAGCTGTTCCCCTAGCTATTTCAGCCACATGAGCAGCCACTTGCATGGTATCCAT